GTATAAGGAGGAGGGACAAGATGAATGAATACAATTTGAAGTACATAAGAAGGAGGCTAAAGAGTTTTGTTATATCGGACAAAATGCCTGAAGAATTTGAACATGAAGAGTATGGGGGGAAGAAGATGGAGTATAGAATACTACCACGTTCTGAAGTAAAGGATATGGTTAGAAACTTTGTCATTGATAATAATATCTATGCACAGTATGGCAAAGATAGTGAAGGTTTATTTCAAGTAAACTTTGTAGTAGAAGAGGAGACAGAAGATGATTGATAAGCAATTAATCATAGAGAATTTAAAGAATGTATTTGATCCAGAGATACCTTCTGCTAGTCTATATGATCTTGGATTGATCTATGATATTGCTATCAATGAGAGAGAACATGAGGTTACTATTACACACACATTGACAAGTGCTTTCTGCCCATTTGCAGATGAGATTGTTAATGATATACAAAGGGCTGGCTATGTACCAGAAGTTATAAGTGTTCTTATTAATACAGTATTTGACCCACCATTTAGTATGGATATGGTTCCAGAAGAAACAAAACTAATGTTAGGATGGATGTAAAATGATTGAACCACTAGGTACAGTGTACCCAACTACACCTATAACAGTGTATTGGGAGAATAGAATTAGTGCTGGCTCAGAAGCTAGAATGATTGCTGTTGCAGATGATCCCCATGTAGTGTATAATAGCAAAGGTGAATTAATATTAGTACCCGATGGATCATGGGGTGTTGGTTCTGTTTATGCATAGGAGATAAAGATGTATTCTAATATAGATAGTCAGAAACTTTTTGATATTGTGCTAGATGATATACAGATGGTGATTGATGGTGAGCTAGACTGTCTTGAGAAAGAAGGTTGTGAAGCAATGCTAGAGCTGCTTGAAGAGATACGAAACAGAAGCCCACACCTGGACTCAAGGATACCAATCAATCGTAATGATCTGGAGTTTAAACGAGGGGATTTTCTTGAGGATAAAGATGGTGATATGAGGGGATCAGTTCTCTTTATAAATGATAACCATCTGTGGTTGTTTGATCATAAGAAAGATAACCAAGTTAAGTACGAAGCAAGAAATTATAATAAATTAAGGAAGGTTAAACCATGACAGATTGTAAGCAATGCGGAGAAGAATTATACTTCCCTGCTATAGTAGACTCAGATGATAAGGTAGTATCTGTTGATACCACTCATGCAAAGTGTAGCAATGATACCTGTTCTCTAGGTCAAGAGTTTACAGATACAATTAACGTAATAGCTATTAACTACTAGGAGGATATAATGGCTGATGAAGAAGTAGAAGTACAAGAACCTGATGAAAAAGATTTAAAGATCAAGGCTCTTGAAGAAGAACTAGCACAGCATAAGAAACTATTTAACATACATCGTGCAGGGTTACAGCCCTATCTTGATGGTATAGTTAGAGAGATAGTAGGAAAATTACAAATCACTTATAAGGAGAAGTAAATGAATAAGAAAATGAAAAGAGCAAGAACAAGAAAGGGTACTTACAAAGCTGACAATCCTAAGACCCCGACTATTAATGAAGCATATGTAGCTAGTATTCTGGAAGGTTATCAGAATACTATGAAGAAATACTTTACTCTATACTAGGAGATATAAATGAGCATCATTGAAGGTAAGATATGGGGTGGCACTGAACCTATACATCAAGCACCAGCAGTAGAAGTACATAGAATTAAAGTTGATCCTAATGGATATTGTTCTCAACATAAACATCAATCAAAGATCAATATGTTTTATGTTATTTCGGGTGGATTAGAAATCCAGAGATGGAAAGACTATGGGACATGTGATAGCACATATTTGTATGCTGGTGATACGTCTATTGTACCAGCAGGTGAGATGCATAAGTTCATAGCACAACCACCTTTAGACAAAAAATGTACTACCTGTAATGGGACAGGTAAAGCACCAGAACAAGCAGAAGCCCTTGAGATTTATTGGGCTGAGTTAAATCACCATGACATCATAAGAGAAAATGTGGGGGGAGTAGGAGAATGATACTTTTAATATGTTTACTTATAACTACTGGACCAGTTTTGTTAGATGTAACAGACGTAATACTTTATACAGGAGGGTAACATGGATTTAATTATACTATTACTAATGATACTAGGGGGATAATATGAGTTTTGTAATCGTCCACATGCCAGTGCCTAATGACATAGAGTCATATTCTTTTTTGCCTAATGCAACTGGAGGTGCTGGATATTTTAAAACGTCTCATGAAGCATTTGAATGTTTAGAAATCATGGGATTAGAAGATGAAGAAGACTTTAAAGTAATGAGGGTACATTGAAATTAATAATTAGTATTATGATTATGATGTTTGCTTTTATACCGACAGCAAAAGCAGATTCTTTTACATGTTTAGTCGAAGCAATATATCATGAAGCAAGATCACAATCTTTGATAGGAATGTTAGCTGTTGCAAATGTGATACTGACAAGAACTTATAGTAAAAAGTTTCCAGATACTATATGTGGAGTAGTTCACCAGGGAAGATACTGGAAAGACAGTCCTGTCAGAGACAAGTGCCAGTTCTCTTACTGGTGTGATGGTAAACCAGAAAAATATAATGATATCAAGAGTTTAACAGCTAGTATAAATGTGGCAGAGTTAGCTTTGAAAGGTGTTGTTGTCTCCAAAACTAGAGAGGCAACTCACTATCATGCTTCATATGTAAAACCGTTCTGGGCTTCGGAAAAAAACTTTAAATTCTTAGCTCAAATCGAAGATCATTTATTTTATGTTGACAAACAAAATAAGTAGCGTATAATATTATATATAATATATTATAAATACAGGTTATAAATAAATATGAAAGATAAAGATATAATAAATAAACAATCTAATCATATAGATATTTTAAATAAACTTTTAAAAGAAAAGGATGATGAAAATTTGAAGCTTAGAAAATTGCTTGAAAGATATGGATATAAAAAAGCAAACCAGGAATGGGCAGAGTATGATGACTAAAAATTTGTGGCAGAAAGAAAGAAAAAATTTATTTAGAGGTCTGGTAAGACAGTATCAGGAGGAAGGATATACCCCAAGGGAAGCAAAGAAATTTGCGAAGCAGGAAATAGACGAGGTTATGGAAGACAAGGAAGATTTTGTAAACAACTTATGGAAGGAGTCTTATACCGATGGCTAGATGGGAAGTTTGCCTACAAAAATTAGGAAAGTATTCTGTAGTTGGTACTCATCCAACTAGGAAACAAGCACAGGATGAAGTAAAATATCGTTATGATTTATGTAACTATATGGGAGTAAGAGACAACTTTAAATACAAAACGAGGAAGGTTGTTTAACTTAAACTAAGGGGATTACGTTATGTCAAATGAACGAGCAGTTGATAGGATGCCTTGTCCTAAGTGTAACTCAAGTGACGCTAATGTATTATACGAGGATGGTCATTCATATTGTTATAGTTGTAAGACAAGATTTACAAACAGTGATGAGAAACAATCTAGAGTTGTGCCTATGACTACTGAGACTAGTTCAACATTAAAAACATCTGGATCTTTTGGTGCTATCCATGATAGAAAAATTAGTAAGGATACAGCCAAGAAGTATTCTACTCAGATTCAACAAACAGGAACAACAATAAGCCATCATATCTATCGGTACTTTGATGGTGATGGTAATCATATTGCAAACAAGGTACGAGAGGTTCAAGGAAAAAAGTTCTGGTCAGAAGGTAATCTATCCAGTGCTGGTTTGTTTGGTCAGAACGTATTTAACCAAGGCGGTAAGTTCATTACAGTTTGCGAGGGAGAGATAGATGCTATGTCTGCCTATGAATTACTTGGTTCTAAGTGGCCTGTTGTATCCATAAAGAACGGAGCAGCTTCAGCACTACAGAATTGTAAGCAAGCATTTAATTATCTAAATGGGTTTGAGACAGTAGTCTTGTGCTTTGATAATGATGAGCCTGGAAAAGAAGCTGCCAAGCAAGTAGCTCAAATATTTGAACCTAATAAGTGCAAGATTATTAGTTTAGAATTAAAAGATGCTAATGAATATTTGAAGACAGGACAGCGAGAGAAGTTTACTCAAGCATGGTGGAATGCCAAGACCTATACACCAGCAGGTATTGTAAACCTAGCTGACTTAGGCGAGTCATTGTATGATGAAAAGTATTGTGAGACTTGTCTATATCCTTGGCCTAAGATCAATGAGAAGACCTATGGTATGAGAACTGGTGAGCTTGTTTGCTTTACCAGTGGTGCTGGCATGGGTAAGAGCAGTATCATTAGAGAGCTAATGCATCATATTCTTATGAATACCAAAGATAATATTGGTATTCTAGCTATGGAAGAGAACATAAAGAATACTGCTTTTAATATCATGAGTGTAGAAGCTAATGCTAGATTGTACATTAAGGAGATTAGAGATAAGTTTGACAGAGAACAATTAAAACAATGGGAAGATAAGACCATCAATACAGGGAGGTTCTTTGCCTTTGATCATTTTGGATCTATCTCTAATGATGAAATCCTAGATCGAGTTAGATACATGGCAAAAGCACTAGACTGCAAGTGGGTATTTCTAGATCACCTATCTATCCTAGTATCGGGACAAGAGGACAATGGTGATGAGAGAAAGTCTATAGATATTCTAATGACTAAGTTAAGATCATTGGTTGAGGAGACAGGCATAGGGTTACTGCTTGTATCCCATCTGAGAAGACCAGCAGGGGATCGAGGACACGAGGATGGTAGAGAGGTATCACTATCTCACCTAAGAGGTTCAGCATCCATAGCACACCTGTCTGATAGTGTGATTGCATTGGAACGTAACCAACAGGCAGAGGA